CAAGAAAAACCCCCTGGCAGGTGAAAAAATAAAACCCGGCATCGCCGCTGCCGTCACTGCCCTTGGCCACGCAATTGGTCAGCCTGGCCATGCAAGTCAAAGTATATCCATAAAATCCGTTATCTCCTGCACCATAGGCATAGCAGTAATTAAGTTCCGGCATGAATGAATTAAAGTCAAACCCATTGTCATCATTGGGTCCGGTGTGGGTGCAATACTCCATCTTGGACCAGTTACCGAGGCTGTACTTGCCGCCGGTGGTGCCGCCGACCCCATGGCAGTGGTGCATGTAGATGTAATCACCGTAAAGCAGAGCGGCATAACCCCCACTATAGTCGTTGCGAAGCACAAAGTACTCTATCTCCACATAGTCGCCGCGAACATCCAGCGGTTCGGTGATGGAGGTGGCGTGAAAATAGGTCAGCCCCTCGCGGGTGGTGTTGCCCAGGTTCCAGCCGCCAGAAATCTTGAGATAGCTGGAGGTGGAGCTGCCGTCGGTGGCCTCGCTTTGAGGCAAATCGCCCTCGGATGTCATCTTGTAGCCGGTGATGGACGACTCGGTGGCACCGTAATAGGTACATGACAAGGTGATGGCGCTGGACGACACCGAGGCCACTTGCCACCAGCCCTCGTCGGTGCCGTCGTCTTTGCCGATCACATCGCCGGCCGACACCACAGATGTCTGATCGTTGGTGGTGGTTACCGAGGTGGAGCCCTCGGTGAAACTCAGCGTGCCGGCCAAGGTGGTGCGGGTGGTTTTGGCCACCCGGATCTCATCGCCGCCGGTCAGCCCGTCGTCGGCCTTGGCGATGGTCTTGTACGGACTGCCGGCCGAGCCGTCGCCGCCGGAGTCGTCACCGTTGGCCAGATCCACATAAACGATGGTCATGACGCCCCCGTATTAGGTGTCGTAGATCACCCAGCCGATGCACTGCTGCTGGTCGCGGCCGGTCATCTCGATGCCCATGCCGCGGATCGGATTTGCCGTGGAGTCGACGGTCTCCAGTTGGGTCTCCAGGGCCGCCAGGGCCTCGTCGACGGTGTCTTTGAGCCCGGTGTCGTACCGGGTCAGCGCATAGTTCGCCATAATTGCCCCCTAGATATAATACGATCAAAGGTTACACCTTACGTCGGGTCGCGGATCTCGATATCCCAATTGGGTGTATTGACCTTGTTGCCCCCGGTCAGGTTCTGCGTGGTGCAGGTGGTGGTGTAGAGCACCGCCTGGGAGCTGGCCGACGCATGGTTGAGCACCAGGCCCACATGGGTGGCGTTGGCCGACGAGGCCACGCCGTTGATGCTCATCGAGCTTTGGGCGTTGACCTGCACCTTGCGGCCCGAGGTGTCGCCATCGGCCGGCCCGGTAAAGTCCGATGCGCTGATGGTGGCCTCGGCCAGCCGGTAGCCTGAGCTGTCATAGTTGGTCTGTGCGTTGGTGTAGGCGCTGGCCCCGGTGGGCTCGGCGGTCAATACCACCAGCCGGTTGGAGTTGTTTTTCAGATAGTTCAGCGCCTGGTCCAGCACATCGTTGTGTACATTCTTGGCCATGGTTTATCCTCCTGTGCGGTCAGCGCATGGGCTCGAAGGTTTGCTCTCTGACCTGGGTTATAAACTTTTGATCTTTATCGTGATAGGTTACCGGCGGGCTAAACAGCCGGTTGCCGTTGGTAAATTGGACGTAGCTCGGGTCGCCCCACTGAAAGGCCTTGTGGATATAGGTCTTTAGGATCGAGGCGATGTGGTTCTCGCTCTGGTGCAGCCCCACGATGTCGGCGGCAAAGGCGTCGGTGACGATGGCCTCGGTCTCTTTTTGGGCCTCGTCGTAGCTCCACGCATCCGACGGGCCGCAGTGCTGCTCCATCTCGGTGCAGCCGCGCTTTAAGATCAGCGTGGGCAGCTCAGCGGCGTCGGCCGGCAAGAACTGGTTGCCGAAGCTGCAGGCGAGCGGCACGCCGAGGAACTCGCGCCGGTAGGTCTGCTGGTTGGCCAGCTGGGCGCACACCGCATGAAAGCACTCCAGCCCCTCGTCCAGGCTGTTGGTGTACCAGTAGCCGCCGTAGAGCCGGTCGGTGTTGGAGCGATCGCCCTCGGTGCCGCACTTGCTCGGCCGGCCCATCTGCTGCTGCAGCAACCAGGTGGCCAACAGCTCCTCCAGGTTGCGCGGCATGATCACCACCTTCCAGCAATTCTGGCAGGGAATGGGCACCTTGAGCTGCTTGTGGATCTCGTTGAACATGATCTTGTGCCACAGGATGCAGTTTTGGCTGCGCCCGCCTTTGACATAGAGCCAGGGCACGTCCTCCATCATCTTTTTCTTAAAATCGATGCGCCCGTCGCTCGGCCGGCGAAAGTAGCCGGGATGGCTGCGCATGAACTCGCTAAAGTCGCGCTTGCCGGCCTCCAGGTACAAGATGCGGCTGTTGCTGGTGCTATCCATGTGCTGGTCCTCCTTACGGTTGCAGTAATCCCACATAGCGATCGCCCACCACGGCGCCAGCGCCGGCGGCTGCGGTGGGCAGGTCAAACTTTTTCTGTGTCAAATTAAGCAGTTGGCCCTCGGGCAGGCCGACGCAGATCCCTTGGGCCGAGGTCCAGATGGCGCCGATGCCGGTCAGCTCGCCGGCGCCCAGCCGGCTTAGATCGAGCACCGCCTCGGTGCCCTCGATGGCCGGGTAGTCGGCCACCTGGACCAGCTCCGCATCGTTGGGCGTTGCGCCGACCAGGGCCCAGGTGCTGGTCTCGTCGGAGACAAACAGCGTTCTGCCGCAGCTGACGATCAGGCGCAGCCGGCTTACAAACGGCACGAAGTTGCGGGTCAAATCGAACTGGTTGGTGGAAAAGGGCTCCGAGTACCAGGCCACGGCCCCCTGGCCGATCCAGACGCGGCCGCGGTGATGCGCGACCAGGTGGCCGATGGGCGGGTCGCTCAAGGTGCGCCGCGTGGTGGGCCCGTAGTAGGCGCCGGCGGTCCAGCCTTGGGCGGTGCCGTGCTGGATCAGCCCCTTTTCAAACCCGTTGAGCCAGAGGGTCTTGTCGGCCAGCTGCAGGTAGCGCACCGTTGCGCCGGCGGTCACGGTGGTCAGGGCGGTATAGCTATAGTCTGTGTGCAGCTCGCACAAGCTGGTGCCGGTGACGAAAAAGCACGGCCCCGGCTCGGCGGCTGCCCACAGACTGTGAGCCGCAGTTAAGGCGGCGGTAGCGCTATAGCCCTTGCGGCGTGAGATGCGCCCCGAGGCGTCGTGGTCGACGTTGTAGGCCACGGCCAGGTCGCTGATGCCGGCCTGCCGGTCGAAACGCACACGGGTCGGGTCGAGCTTGGTGTTGAGCCCGGTCGAGCCGGAAAAGACGGTGATCGGCGTTGCCATGGCGCACCTTCCTTACCAGGCCCCGGTGCCGTAGGCCAGATCGTCCCAGTACATCTCGTCCACGATCTCCACCGGGGCGCGCTGCTCGGGTCCGACAAAACGGATCAGGGCGGCGCGGGCCTTGTCGTACTTGGCCGTGTAGCGTTCGGTGTTGACCTGCGGGCCCTCGATGCCGTCTTCGATCTCGGAAAACAGCTCCTTGGCCGCGTAGTTGACCAGCAGCGGCTCGATCAGGTGCGGCGGCAGGCAATCGGGCTTGTCGTCGCGGCTGCGCAGCGGCTCGGGATAGCGAAAATAGTTGAGCTGCAGGTGCTCGGCGCTTTGCGGGATGCGCTGGTAGTACAGCGATCGGCCCAGCGGGGCCACGCCCAGCACCCGGCCGTTTTGGTCGCGCTGGACGAAGTGGCGGTCCAGCTGGGCCCGGCCGCCGTAGACATGCACCTGGCGGTTGGTGGTCAGCGACTGGCAAAAGCGCAGCCTGCGGTGGTAATCGGCCGGCAGCGGCACGGTGGATGCGTTGGGGTCGGTCTCGATGGTCTCCCAGGCCTCCAGCTGTTCGAGCAGCACCTCGCCGGCGATCTCCACCAGGCAGGCGTTGAACAGGGCCAGGATGGCGTCGACGCCGTAGCTGTCGTCCTGCACCTTGGCCCGCACCTTGTCCACCAGATCCTGGCCGTCATGGCGATACAGGCTCGACTCGGCGGTGATCTTTACGTTGCTTAGCGTGCCCATGGATTAATACCCGGTCGCTTCCCAGTAGCCCGCGGCGCTTGAGTCGGTCACGATGGTCACGGCCGAGCCGTCGCAGGGCAGGGTCTCGTCGACCACCGGGCAGTTGGCCACCACGGCGCTGGCCATGTGGGTCAGGTTGATGGACTCGCAGCGGCGCAGTCCGGTGTCGATGTCGCCGCCGGCGGCAGACGAGCAGGAAAAGGTGCCGTGATGGCGGCGTTTGTTGCCAAATACGGTTTTGTCGGTGACGGTGGATGAAAAAGCCATGAAATCCTCCTTTGGGTAACGGCCCGGAGCCGGAAAGAAAGGGAAAAACAACCAGCTCCGGGCCTATCTGAGTGCGGCCCAGATTCCGTTATTAGATGTTTAGCAAGACCGGATAGTACTCCGTATCCGCGCCGGCAACGCCGATGGTTTGCGCAACGATCGGCTGGTCGATGTCCAGGGTGGCGTTGATGGCCGCCAGGGCGCCGGCGGTGGCCGCCAGGGTCAGCATCGAGCCAACGGCCGGAGTGCCGGAGATCAATGCGTTGGCCACGCCCTTGGTCTGCGCCCAGTAGTAGTAGTTGGCGGTCACGGCCACCGGGGCGATGCCCACGGGCACGTTTTCCTCGGTGGTGGACTCGGTCACGCCCATCCACGGGCTTTGGACGAGGGTGAACTCGGAGGTCGAGGCCA